GTTGCATCCTTATAATGTATTTATCTACAAAGGTATAAATAAAAATATGCAGGACCAACAGGAAATACAAGAAAAGTTTCCTTTCTTTACTATGCTTACTTATGGTGAGAAAGAATACTTTGGTATAATTCAAAACCAAGACAATGCAGTTACATCATTTTATGATTATAATGTGCTAGTAGCACCTGAAGATAAAAAACAATTTGTAGAACTTGCCGAAATATGGTGGTGGGAAAGTAATCGACAAATTCCAATTGACGTGTTTTTATTTAATGAAATGAGAGAATTTAGGAATTGTTTAAAAACGTTCAATAACAAAGATATCAATGTATTATTTGGTCCAGTGACCAGTACACATAATCTAGTTAAGAAACGAATTAAAAGAAGAACAATTCAATTAGTCAAGAAGACTGACTAATTTATTTAATTGAACAATTATAGCCATTGCGTAACTATATGCGTGAGACTTCTTAAAGGAGTATGTTTCATTGTCACTTTTAATCCACACTTCCTTCTCAATGTCACTCCAACTTTTACCTACTAAGTATCTCTTACCGGGTCTTATCATTGCAAGTATCATTGCTAGTTGATCTATGTTTGTGGGCATGTGTTGATTAACAATGTCATAATGATTGCTTATGTGAAATAATTGTTCTACTATCTCCTTGGCGCCAAATAATTCCCAAACAGGTTCTTGATTACACAACCTATCTAATTCTTGTTCAGACTCAATATTATTATACACACTATTGTTAAGTATATCTAGTTTAAAATATCCTAAATCGTCTGCTTCCTTATGATCAATGTTACTTAACCCAGTCACTGGATCATGGGGTATAGGCTGTATATAAACGCCTGTGTTGTGTTTTTCCATGCCACCTGGACGTTTGATACTACCCGTGATATTATCTAACACACAAAGCAGTTTATCGCGGTTAGCCATATCAATATCTACATCAAAATCAATCTTCACTAAACAATAAACTCCACTTCATTAGTTTTTCTTTTTTAACTGCCATACGTTTTTGTATTTGTTCATCTGTAACAAGACCGCCATCTTTAAGTATTTCTATCATACACATAACATCGCCAATTTCATCTTGTAACTGTGTTGTATCACATGGTTCATCGAACCTTATCATTTTGCTACATGCCTGAATAAGTTCTCCACATTCTTCCATTGTGATTACTAACATTTCTTCTTTCTTTTTCATATTTCTTTATCCTTAAATTCTTCTGCAAGTGGAAATATGTTTGCTATAACATCTGCTACTGCATGAGCAATATCAATATGTTCTTTTTGTGTACCATTAGCACCACGTAATTCAATGTAATGAATCCAACTACGCAACGTACCATTTACATACAACCTGCTTAACGTGTTTCCTTCGGGCAGTACTGCTCTGGCCTGCTCTTTGGCAATACCGTTGCTTATAGCCCACGTGTATGCGTCTGTGGCGGCTTTAATTACTTCTCTTTGGCGTTTATGCCATTCAATTTCTAAGCCGTCGTTGTCTGCTTCTATGCTGTTCTGCCTGTTCTTGGGATCTTGCAGTCTTGCTTGTCTAGTTTCAAAACTTAAATCCTGTGTAGGGTCAGCATAACGTTGACTGAACTCTTGGAAACTAAAACTTCTATGCCTTAGTATTTGACGTGCAATGTCTCTGGTTGTTTCTATTTCCAAACATGCTGATACCATTTCAAGTGGTGACCAATGTTTGTGTTTCATCAAATACTTCACAAGTTTTTCATTTGTTTCTATATTATTTTGATTGTTTGGGTTACTTACCCTGGCGCAATAGGCTATTAAGTCTAATGCTGAATGTTTGTGCAAAGCATCATTATATGGTGCTTGGCTGTGACTTACTATTTTTACGTTCATAATCCTGACGCCTCCGCTATGTCTTGTACTAGATTAACTTCTTCTGTGTTTTTTAAAAATATTCTTTTCCAAAAGCCTGGATCTGCAATATCCTTAATTAGTTCAACATGTTCGCTGTTAAACTTTCCCCATAAATCTTGTCCGCTTTCACTTAAGAACAAAAACCATGGAGAAATTTTACCACCTCTTATGTGATAGACTGCAAGTTGCGGAGATACTTTTCTAAAGTAATCCGACCAGTCTTCGCCTTTCTCTACGCCCCATGCCTGCATACATTTTACACTTCTTTCAATGCCTCTTTGAGCCGGTTCCTTTTTAATTAATTCTTTCAAATAGATATCATATGTTGAATCTTTTGTCCAGTCTGCTAATTTTACACTTTCTCTAATTAGCCATTCTGCATAATTGTTAGGTTCTAATAAATCTTCTTTAACCATCTTTCTACCAAACTTAACAAATCCTTGATAATATTTACTGTCTGCAAATTCTTCATATGATTTTGTCTTTGCATTATGCATGTTTATTTCATAAAACTTTTGATAAGTTCTAAATGCTAATCGTACATGTGTAAGATCTTTATCAGTGTGTCTTCTTTTATTCACGCACATATGAGCACTTAGAGTTCTTTCACTCATAAATGTCTTTTTACAATATGTGCATGTTAAACTCACTTAAATATTTCCTTTATTTCTTTTTCATCAACACCACTTGTTTCTGCTAAGTCTTTTAACTCTTCTTTGGTGTTAATACTTAGCAACAATTCTACTTCATCGTTTTTTGCTAACGGAAATATTTGTCTAATTAATTCTTCGACTTTATCTTTTTTACGTTTTGCTTTGGGTACCTTAACAAATGGATGAAATTGACTTTTGCCTACACCTGCTAGACACATTAGTTTCCATTGCAATTCTGGATGTTTACTTACATCACTCCAGTTTGTATTCATAAACTCATTAATCATTACTAGATAATGTCCAGCAAATTTGCCTTGTACACTACTTGCATATCGTTGAGTCATCCACAAATTCATACTCTTGCGTTGCTCGTCTGTAAGATTAATATAATAGTTGTAGTCCTTACGGTCTACAGCCGCCATGATATCTTTAATTTGCAGTAATGGTTTCTTTGCCATCATTCACCTTCATATTCTATAAGTGCCCCGGCATTATATCCTTTCTCAGTTATTTTAGCAAATCCACCTAAGTCTGTCAAGTCAATTACTGCCAATACTGTTATTTGATTTTTTGGTACATTGAAATTTTCATGTATTAAATCTGCACAGGCGATTGCTGTACCGCCTGTTGCGATTAAGTCGTCTATGATTACAACTTTATCTTCTGGAACTATATGTGTATTTTTTTGTATTTCTAAACTAGTGCTACCATATTCTAAATCAAAATCTCTCTTGTGTGTTTCGTTAGGTAGTTTACCAGGCTTTCTTGCCATTATAAAAGGTAAGTCTAGATCTCTGGCAATTGGTGCCCCAAACACAAAACCTCTGCTTTCAATACCCACAATCTTAGTTGCCTTAAATGAAAGACTGGTTAAGTCTACAAGTGCTTTATTAAATGCTAATGGATTTTCTATTAGGCTGGTTATATCTCTAAATTGTATTCCTGGTATTGGAAAGTCAGGTACAGTTCTTATGGCATTTTTTAGGTCTTGATAAAATTCTTTCATTAAAATAAATCAATGTGTTCCCATGGAAGTTCATCTTTACCAAAATGCCCATATAATGTCGTAGTGGTCAAGTCTAACTTAAATAAGTCAAATTTGTCAATAATGCCTTTTGGTGTTAAGTCAACATTTTTGCTAATCCACTCTACTAAGTCTGGTCTAACTTTGCCGTCTGCATATACATAAACACTAGTAGGCTCTACTACACCGATTGCATAACTTAGTTGTACTGTACAGTTATCTGCTTTACCAAATGCAACAATATTCTTTGCTAAGTAACGTGCCATGTATGCCGCACTTCTATCAACTTTGGTACAGTCTTTACCACTAAATGCTCCGCCACCGTGTGGTGCATAACCACCGTAAGTATCAACAATAATTTTTCTGCCTGTTAATCCTGTGTCTCCATCTGGTCCACCAATTACAAATCTGCCTGTTGGATTTATTAAAAATTCAGTTTCACTTAAATTCCAATCTGTTATTTCATCTCTAATAATTTGCTCAATTCTATCACGTACCATTTGAATACTTACATCATCGCTGTGTTGCGTACTACATACAATTTTAGTAATACCAGTTGGTTTGTTTACATTGTCATACGTCATAGTTACCTGACTTTTACTATCAGGACCTAACCAAGTTTCATTGCCTTCTCTTTCTGCTTGTAGTCTTTTTAAAATTTTATGACTGTAGTAAATAGCACTTGGCATATAATTAGGAGTTTCATTGCAGGCGTACCCAAACATAAGTCCTTGGTCACCAGCACCAAAGTCATCTGTGCCTAATGCAATGTCAGGTGATTGACCATGTAGTTCGTTATATACTTTTAATTTTTCCCAATGGAAGCCATCTTGTTCATAACCAATATCTTGTACAACTGCTCTAACAATGTCCTCAATGACATCCTTGTCAAACTTGTCACTTTTGTATTCACCTGCAAGTGTAACCATATTAGTAGTTACCAATGTTTCTACAGCCGCTCTGTGATTTTCTTTGCCGTCTATTAAATATGTTGCTACTGCATCCGAAATCAAATCTGCGATTTTATCTGGATGTCCTATGCTAACACTTTCGCTTGTAAATTCATAAGTCATTATTGCTCCTCTTTTATAAAGATACCATCAACCATTCTGCCTTTACGGTCTTTGATATCGTCGTATGCTACTTCTAAACATTCTTCTAATGTTAATTTGTTTCTGGCAAGTATGTTAATCATTACAACTAACATATCACCAATGTCGTCTCTGATGTCATTGCCCTTACATACATTATCACTGAGTTCTCCGAGTTCTTGTAATAATTTAAGAACTTGATCTTTGTCAGTGGCTCCGTCGATAAGGTTTCTATCGTAATGCCATTGTTCAACTTTTTTGACTAATTCGTCCATTATAGTTTGCCTTCTTCTCTCATTTGTTCACGTATTTTAGTAGCACTGATATCGTGTGTAGCATCGTCAAATACTTCTTGCTCAATCTTATACCCAACATCTCTACCATACGTTATGTTTAACAAGTTTGGTACAACTTGTATTTTTACTTTACCAGCAAATTTGTATAAACTTTGTTGTAAGTTTTCTACAACTTCATATGCTGGAAAAGGATTCTTATCATCTGTTGGCATATCTCTAACCATTAAAAACACTTGATTGTGTTTAGCCAATGCTCTGTCGAACAATGCTTGGTGCCCAGGATGCCAAGGCTGAAATCTACCAAGCATTTGTGTTGTGGGTGCCTGGTTATCCCAAATAAATTTTTGACCAATTTCATAAGCAATTATTTTAGCATCTACATCACCACGTTGTTCTAGTACGTTGTAATCTGTTGCTACTGGTCTTTGAAATACTTTGTTAGTATCTTCAAATCTGCCTTCTTCTATTGTGTCTACAAAAATTTCATAGTCAGCAAAGAATTTATTCCTAGCATTTTCAAAAGGTGCTACAAAGTCTGCTATGGCAATCTTGCCTTCTAATTCAGCATTTACACATAAATCAATCATTCGTTGATTTTGTCTTAATCTACCTTCTTCAGAAAAGTCCCAGTCGTCTGCTTCTTCTCTGACTTTATCTGCGTTGAACCAGGCTACTTTATCGCCTAAGTATTCAACTAGTCGTTCTGCTAAATATGTCTTACCACTTCCTGGTAATCCAAATATTAATACTCTCATTTATTCTCCGTTTTGTTCACGTTCCCATTCTGCGTTATCGTCGAAGTCTTGTAAATAAACTTCATCAAGTTCATTATACTTGTCATCTGAGTCGTGCCACTTTTTATTTAACCAGCCAACTTCTGCATGATAACTTTTACCGGTGCTGTCATTTTGCTCGTATTCTGCGTCTAATTCAACCTTGTTATAATACACTCTATCAATGAATTCACCTAAGTTAGTTTCTACAATGCCCATGCCTAATTTGTATTGATCAAAGTCTTCGCCATCTGTTTCTACAAAGTAACTAGCAAACGTACCTTTCTCACAACTGTGAAATGCTAACACTGGTACATAATGATTACCTTCGTCGTCGTCTTCGTTTACAACATTAGGTTCTTCATTACTAAAGTAACCGCCTTCTCTTCCATACATATGAATAGCACTAAAACTTCCAATTTCATTCTCATAATCGTAATCATTTTCGCCATCTGCTGGAACTTCGAAAACTGTAAGTTCTGAATCACCGTATGCACTATTGATATGCTCGATATCATCACATTCCCACATATAGTAATCTTCTCTTGGTGCAGGAATCTGCTCAGGATCATCGTGTTCCGCATTTTCGTCAAGATCGTCATTGCCGCCCCAGTCATCAAATGATAAAACTGTGTCTACTAACTCACCTTCATCCATGCCTATAGTTTTTGCAACGAACTCATTTGCTACTTCTCCAATAACTAATTCGCCGCCATAATAACCGCTATCGATTCTAAATCTTCTTTTTGCCATATTTTTCTCCTTACATTACGTCGCTTAAATTTACCACCTCTGGTATTTTGTTTGCCTCTTTTACAAATAACACACTTTTAGGAACAGATTTTTGCTCTATTGGGGTTACTAGTAAATGCCCTGGTTTTAACTTTGGAAAAAACCATTTAATATCCTGATAATAATTAGTGATAAACACTTCTTCTATCTCTGGAATCTTGTTATTCATAGGATTAAACACTGGTGTTTTAAAACCTCTATTATTTAAACTTGTAAGTGGCACTATTTCTATTTCTGTGTGATATTCGTCATCGCAAATTGCTATACTCCAATCCATTGGCATCTTTACTTCGTGCCCGCCAATGTTTAGTACAACTGCTGGTGAATAAAAACTTTCTAGGAAGATCAGTTCTAACCAATAATAATCATAGAATTCTGGGTCGCTAACATCTAAGACGCAATACCGTAAGTCATTAATTTGATCTGGTACACTATCTAAATCATAAACGTTGTTTTCAATTGTTAAAATATTCATATCTTCTCCGTAAACATAATTATAGCACCTTTATTTTAAAAGTCAATCTATATTTAAATATATTCTATCTTTGTAACCTTAAACGGATACTCTGCTTCTCTGTAAAATTTCTTTCTTTCT